TAGTTGATTGGTTGGACCATTTGTGGCTCCTTATACCTTGCTGTAGTCCACGGTGAGGTAGCCACCGGACTGGCCCACAGCGTCAGGATAGACGCCTAGCACCTCTTGCGCCATCAGACCGATCTGACGACCGCCGCCCCAGGTGTATTCAAACTCGTAGACGCCCAGGCCATCTGGCCGGGTGCCGATGCGTTGGATGTTCTTTTTCAGTCGGATGTCGCTGAAGATGTTGCCCAAGCCTGGCGTCATTGCTGTGCCAGTCCTGCCTGCGGTTGCACCGTACTGCGCGCCCAAGAACTGAGCAGGCAGGTTCAGGACGTTGGCAAAGGCTTGGCCCTGCGCCAGATTTGCACCGGCGCTTGCAGCGCCTTGCTGCCCCATCAGCCCTGCAATGTCTGCACCAGTTCGCAGGCCAGCCGCGCCAATGCCAGCAGCCGACGCTTGGCCCATTTGTGCCAAGTTCTGGCTGGTCATCTGGCCCAGTGATGTCAGACCGCCAAGGCGGCCGTACTGGGTTGCGATTTCCTGCTGCAGCATTTGCGGCCTGAACTGTGCCAGTGCGGCTTGGATGTTGCCACCGCGAAGGCCACCAGTTGCCGATGCACGCTGCAGCAGCGCTTCCTCACCCTGCCGGACTTGAGCCTGAAAGCCTGCGCCCTGCTCAATTCCTGCAATGGCTGCTTGCTGGGCCTCTTGGCCGCGCAGGCCAAGCAATGCCTGCTGCTGCTCTAGTGCAGGCGCTCCGGCTTCAGCGTAAGGCTTCAGGCCACCGATGGCAGTAGTGCCTGCGCTGACGTAGAGCTTGAGAATTTCTTGCATTGCCTCAAACTGGCGACGCTGCTCATCAATGCCAGCCTGGGCGGCTTGCGTTTGTGCACCGGCAGCCTTGCTGGCTGCATTGCTTTGCACCATGCCGCCGACAACTTGGGTGCCTCCGACAACTAGGGCCGTTATGGGATCAGGCATTGCCAAACTCCTTCATGTAATCTTCAAGCGTCTCGCCGTACAGCTGCATGACTTGTTGCGCCGTTTCAGTGGCGCGCTGAGTGCCGTGGCACAGCGCCACCGTCATCAGCACCACATCATAGTAGCCTGCACGCCAGACAAACGAGCGTGCGTCTGCCTTGCCATTGCGCTCAGCTTGGTCGGACGCTTGCCACTTTAAAATTCCCGCCGCCACGAGAGGCGTCAGGGTTTGCGAGTTTGCAATCCAGAATGTGTTCTGGTTCATGCCGACCAGCGTGTTCCAGATCACAGCATTCAAGTCATCACGTTTGACGACATCACCGTCGGCCACGTCATCAAAGACCTGAATTGCTCCGTAGAGCATGAGCAGCCACTCGATGGCTGGCGCAGGTAGCGCGAGAACCCTTTGCAGGTTCAGTCTCAGCCAATCGGCACCAGTCATGCGCAACCTTTCAATGGTCGGATGAGCTGCTGGCGGCTCGATAAGCTCAGCCATTGCATTTTCTCACAATTCGACATTTGGTCAATCCTCGTCTTCTTCCCGGTCTTCCCAGGATTGGCAGACGCGCATGTCGTTGCAGATGAAGTTCAGTTTCTCGCAGTGGCCACGAAAGCCTGCGCCCTTGTCGTAGGCTGCCATCGGAATGCGCTCGATGCGCACCTGTGCCATCAGGCTGTTGTCGTAGTAGCCGCAGTTGGAGCAGTGCTTGCGCCGTGCGTCCTTCTCGTCGCACTGCATGGCCTCGGCCAGCCCTGCGTAGAACTCCTTGTTTGCGCCTGGTTCGTTGGTGGGCACCTCGGGGCCGTAGTTCCAGTCCTGCACCGCGATGACGTAGTTCTTTTTGTTCTCTGCGTTGGTCAGCAGCGGCTCGTCCATAGGTATGCCGCCGAATCCGGCAAGCATCATTTTTGGCATTTTTGCGTAGTCCATTAGGTAATCTCCCTGCCGCTTGCGCGAATCGTCAGTGCCGTCGCTGTGCCGGCGATGGTTGAGATAAACCCTCCGCTGTCGAGCACTTGGCCCACCAACTCGGGGAACGTGTAGGTCTCGTCAGGCGCAATGGCCCGAGTGTCCACAATCAGGTTTGTCGTGCCAGCGGTGCCGCCAGAGGTGACGAGGTTCACCGAGATTGTGACGTTGGCCGCCGTCGTGTTGGTGGCTGTGAACTTGTCGATGATAGCCTTGCAGTTCACGGCGGTGTACTGCGTGGTCTGCGCGTTCTCGGCCTGCTTGGCCGGAATCAGGGCTTTGACGGTGACGGTCATGGTGGATCCTTAAACGATGCTGGTGATGATGCCGTTGCTGACCGTGACGGTCAGGGCAGGCGTGTTGGCTGACAGGAACGAGCCAGTTGCGCCCGTGGTGGCAATTGTCACAGAGCCAGCGCCGGTAGTGATTGCGATACCTGTGCCTGCTGTGAGCCCTGCAGTAGTGAAGTCCGTGCCGTTGCCAATCAGCATCTGGCCATTTGACGGGGTTCCAGTACCGAGCCCCAATGCGTCACGCGCAAAGAACGGAGAGTAGTTTTCCCAGCGTCCAGCTACCGAGTCGTAGACCAGCACGTCGTCGTTTGATGCACCAGTGATCTGGACGTTGCTATCAGTTCCGCCCAATGTGCTGCCAGGCGTGATGCGGATGCTCATCGAGCCAGAAGCGCCTGATCCGGCGTTGATGACTTCGCCAATGAACGACTTTTGATTTGGCGCTGAGGGCTTCCACTTGGTCATTGATCCGACGAATGCTGGGTTGTAGTACAGCGGATCGCCATCTGCCCACGCCTCTCCTACGGATGATCCGGTGGTGTTGAAACCGCGCAGTGTGCCGCTGATTTGGATCAGACCAAAAGCGTTCAGCGCAATCGTTTCAGCCGCAACGCCGACAATCTGGTTTGAGTCAACCAGCGCCAATGGCGACGGTGCCGCCGTGATCACGCCCGACGCTCCCACCGCTCCGGTATGGTAGCAAAGTTGACCCTTGGTGATTGCCGACGATGCTTTGACGTATACGAACTCAGATTCACCTACGCGCTGCAGCACGTTGGCGGTCATCTGAACGCCAAGAGTGGTTCCCCCAGTCCAGTGGACTCTACCAATCACATTGGCAGGCGCTGGCGCCAGCGGGTTGAAGTCCAGGTAGTCAATGGAGTTGCGGCGCTCTGCTGGCGGCGTCAGATCATCCTGTGCGATGCGTTGCGGTGTGGCCGTCGGGGCTGTCGCCAGCAGCTCCAGTGCATCCGCAATCCGCTTCAGCGCATCCAGCGCCTGAACAGCTTTCTGGTCGGCGTTTCCGGTGTTGATGATGAGGTCGGCAATCGTGGTTGGAATTAGTTCATTGACGAGTTCAAAAAGACGCTCGAACTGCTTGATCTGCTCATGATCTTGCAGAAACGACGCGAATTGGTCTCGCGTGAGGTTCAGTCGCGACAAGTTGGCCATCAGTACAGCAACCCTTCGATCTGCATCTCAAGTCGTGCAAATGCAATATGTGAATCGCTGTCACCACGGAAACGCTGGATGCGCCAGTTGCGCATGTGGCCCTGCTGAAACCATGCCAGGCGCTTGGCGGTGTTGCCGATGGTGCCCACGTAGATGTAGCGGTCCTGGCTGTAGGACAGGCCGTCCAGCGAGTAACTGGTGCTGATTTGTGGGTTGGTGCCCAGCGCCACTTGTCCGGTCAGGCTTACCAGCTCCATCTTTTGGAACAGCGCGCCCTTGCCCTCGTTGTAGGCAATGATGGTGCCAAACTCCCAGCGCACCTGCTGCCCCCAGTGGCTTCCGATGTCGTCAACCAGATAGCCGATGGTGCTGGACTGCGGGTCGCCTACCAGCCACTTGTCGTAGGCCCAGACGAGGTTGCGTGCTCGGTACTGTGCAAAGCCCAGCACCGTGGTGGTCAGGGTAAACCACACCTGATCGCCCAGGGCCTCGGATGCGGCTGCATCGTAGACGATGGTGCGGTCTGGCAGGTGCACGTAGAGGTGCTGGTGCGACTTGTCATTGCGTGCCTCCAGCTTGACCAGCGACAGTTGCGCCTCGGTGTAGGTCAGCAGCAGATCGTCGATCTCTTGGGTGCTGATCTTTTGGGTGGTGGCTGCTGCGCCCACGTAGATGCTCGGGGACTCGTTGCGGCCGCTGCCCAAGAAGGCGATGCGGTCGATGTAGACGCAGCAGGCAAAGGTGCCGACCACGCCCTTTTGAAGTTGAGCGCCATCGATGCGTTGAAATGGGAACAGGTCGCCACCGATGTTGTCGAACACCTCGACGGTGTTGCGGTTCAGCGCATAGATTTCATTGCGCAGCTTGAGCAGCGCCACCACGGGGTCGGGATCGACCTCCGAGGTGCCGTACTTCAGCGGGTTGACATCCAGCGGGTTGGACAGCTCGGTGACGATCAGGAACTCGCCGTCGGTGGTCATAAAGTAACCGTCCACCCACACCACGTCCAGCACCAAGCCAAGGTCTGGATCTGTCACTTGCGTGAGTGCGCCATTCCAGTAGTACAGGCGACAACCAGACGCGATGGCCAAGCGGTCAAAGCTGTAGTCAAAGGTCACCAGCGTGTTGGTTGGGCCGCCAACGTCGCCCAGCACGGTTACAACGCCGGTACTGGCCACGATCACCAGCTTGGTGCCCATGACCCTGTAGCAGGTGCCATTCCAGTTGATTCCGCCACGGTCCACGCCTGGGCCGCTGCCGTTGGCCACGAGGCCATCACCTGGCCGCAGGTAGCCGGTGCTGATGCCGCTGTTCTTGGGCACCGGCACCATGTTGACCGGATAAGACGTGCGAAAGTCCGGGCCGTTGTCCGTGTAAATGCCGTTGAGAATTGAGATTTGCATGGTTACTTCTTAGCCTTGTTTCGGGCCGAGATTTTCTTGGCCTTGGCCTGTGCGTCAGCTTTGCTTGACGCGCCCCAGGCTTTCAGACTGAGCAGCAGCCTGGTCGGCTCGCCGTCTTTGTACTCAGGTCCGGGGTTGTTTCCCATGCGTGCCAAGAACGACGCCCTGCGTGGGTTGTCGCCGGACTTGACAGGCGGCTTGATGTTCTGGCCTGCAGCCTTCAGGCTGGCGCGCCCAGCAGCGTTCAAGCCGCCCTTGGGGTTTTGCCCTTCCTTGCGCTGCCATGCCGGTGTTTTCATCGGAACCTCGCAACCTTGGCAGCCACCTTCTTGGGCTGCTTGACGAACTGCTTGCCTGCCTTGGTGCCCTCGCGCTTGGCCTTGGTGGCCATGATCAGGCGATCCGGTACCAGGAGTTAGTGGCTTGGTAAAAGCGCACGCGGAAATTGTCCTGCGCTGCCAAGGTGGTGGGCACGCCGTAAAGCTGTGTCGCACCGTTGAGCGCAAGTGTGAAGCCGGTGATCTGCTGAGTCGTGGTCACCAGCACCTCGGTTCCGTCAGGCGTCTGGGTGTTGAGTGGCAGGGTCACGGTGCCCAGCGCCAGCGTGGCGGCCGGCTGGATCAGCATCCACTGCTGCTGGGCCACGGGCGTGGGCACTGCGATGTTGAAGCCGGTGCCAGGCGTGAACAGGTTGGTGGCCAGCGTGGGGCTGGCAAAGGTCTGCTGGAAATACTGCAGCAGCGCATTGATCGACATGCGCCGAGCGTCGCCGTTGTTTGGGCTGTAGACGGGAATCTGATCGCCAGATGATACCTGGCCGATGACGGGTAGTTGATTGATGGATGGCATGATGATCCTAGTTGTATGTCAGTGGCCCATCAGGACCAGCGTCCACTGGGTTGTAAGGCGGTCTGATGAACGGGTTGTCGTAGACGCGCCAGGGCTTGTTGCCGGCGCCGGCTGGCATGGTGCCTGGCAGTTGCTGCTCCAGCGGGAACGTGGCGCGCTGCAGCAGGGTGTCGTAGCCTTGCTTGCCGGTGGCCTTGGTCTCGGGCATCACCACCTTGCCGTAGCTTGGCGCCAGGCGCACAGCCAAGTTGCAGATGATGGCCTCATAGGCCGAGTCGGGGACGTTGGTTTCCTCATCGATGCCGCCGTCCTGGGGGCTGGATGGGATCGGATAGCCCAGCCGGATGCCTTTGCCGTTCCAGTCGGCCATCATGGCATCGAGCCTGCGCCTGGCAGTCTCAAGCTGCTCAGGCTGAAGATCAAAGGCATAGGACGCAAGGCCGATCTCTTCGAACGCTGCGCTGATAAATTGGCGCTTGCTGTAACCCATGCTAGGCTCCTTGTGCCAGTGCTGTGGAGATCAATCCACTTAGCTTTTTGTCTGTGGTGCGACCGTTGAACGGGATGCCCAGATCGGTGGCCTTGGCCTGCAGCTCGTCGCGTGTCAGTGGTGCATCGTCCTGTGGTGCATTTTGCACCTCAATGATCGTGGCATCGATGCGCGATGGAAAGTAAACCTTGTTGGCCTTGCGCTCAATGGTTTGCTGCTTTTTAAATCTTCGTTTTTGCAGCCGCAACTCTTTCCACGGGGCAAGAGTCTTGTCTTTTATGATAGCGGCTGACTTGATCATTTCATCTTCTTCATCGGTGCTTTGCTGGGCTTGCCTGCGGCTTTCGCTGCCTTGCTTGCCACGTTCAAAGACATTGCCACAGCTTGCTTTTGTGGCTTGCCTGACTTCATCTCCATTGCAATATTTTTGCCGATGGTCTTCTTTGAATAACCTTTGGTCATTGGCATGATGCCCTCCAAAAGATGCAGGCCAACATCTCTGCTGGCCTGCTTGGTTTAAGACAAACGGAAAGTCACGAAAGTGTTAGCAGCAGTCTTGCGAGTGCGCCACACAGCCGAGATCAACGTCAATACAGCACCGACACCCACAATTGAGTGACCCGCTGAGGCAGTCACAGTGAACGTGCTTGGACCTGTGTTGATAACAGACCAGTCAAACGAATTGCCAATGGCAAACTCGCTTGCTAAGTCCAAAATCGTGCCAGTATCCAATGTTGCTACCACTGCGCCAGCTGATGTTGATGTCACGATACCCGAAAGGATCATTGCAGCAGTCAGAGTGCCTGTAGCATTCAACACGCCAGGTGCGCCTTGATCTTGGTATTTACCGCTGTCTGAGATGACAGGGGAAGTGCCAGTTGCGTAAGCAGCGCCAGATGCGCCAGCCTGGATGACGATGGTTGCGCCACCAGCATACGGGCCGAACACAGTGGTTGTTCCTTCAACCACGCCCTGCAATTCCTGCGTTTCGGGAAAGTTGGGGAAACCAACTTCCCGAAACACGCTAGTGGGTGAGTAGGATTGAACTGCGATCGACTCGGCTGCGGCAACGGTGACCGTTGCGGTGCCTTGAGAAAAAACAATGTTGTAGCTCATGACGGTGACTCCTTATTGACCGAACAGCAAAATGCCAGACATTTCTGGCTGCTTATTGACCACGCCGAACAAGGTATCGAGACGATACTTGGTCTTCATCGTGTTCACATCGTACTGCTTTTGCATCACCAGCTCGATGCCCTGATCGGTGCTTGCGCGCATCACTGCGACACCAGCGTCCGAAGGCACTACGTAACGGCCTGGCAGGATCTCCAGCGCATCTTTCTGCCAGAAGCAGTTGATGGGTGCAGCGTTGACGTTCAGGCGTGTGATGGTGCGGCCAGCGGCTGCAGTCACGATCACGTTCTGATACTGCAACTCAGCGTCAGTGCCACCCTGGGCCGAGATGATCGGAGGGGTGATAACGCAGGTCGTGGCATTGATCACTTGCACCACACGGAAGGTCTTAGAAAAACCAGTGCCCTGTTTGGTGATGTGATGCACAGCCTCAACGCCTTGAATCTGAATTGGCGTTCCTGCTGGCAGGTCGGTGGTGCTGGAGACCGTGATGGTCTGGAAGCGGTTGTCCACGTTCTGGGTCTCGCCGGTGGCAGCCGTATGGGTTGCTTGTGGCACATAGAAGTTGCCAGCAGCAGCCAAGGTGCTCATCGTCGGGTCTGCACCAGTGCGAGCCGTGATACGGTTTGCGTAGTCCAGCTTGTAGGTGTCAAAGCCTGCAACCATGCCGACAAACGAGCGCTCGAAAGCGTTGTTCGACTTGCTGCCTGCAAAGCTGCGGGATGCAGTTCCTGACAAAGCAGTACCACCAGCGATGTTGCCAGCGATGCCGTTGTAGTCGCGTGAGGACAGGGCCAGGTAACGATCAAAGGCTTGGACGCCCTGCTCGTTCATGATCGAGTCGCACAGTGCGATGTCGTCGTAGTCACCAGCAGCGGTGTTCACGGTCACGACCAGCGAGCCTTGGGCTGCGGCCACGTTCATGATGGCGATGTTGATGTCGGAGGCCAGCTTTTGCTTTGCAGCTTCGCCCAGGCGACCTTCTTGCAGGGCATCACGCAACTCGAGCGCGTCCAAGATGAACGGCACGGACTTTTGGAAGCCGAGCGTTGCAGGGACGGAGAGCTGGGTGTAAGCCGTGAAGTTGCCGGTCTGGTCCATGCCATCGTACGACTGTGCGATGTAGGGCTGGGGACGGTATATCACGTTGTTGGTGCGTTCCATCATCGAGCCGTCGGTGTTGTAGACGGACACGTTGCGGGACAGTACCAGCGCGTCGTTGAAGCCTTCGAGGATGTCCTCGAACGCGACGCGCTCTTCTTTGGAAAATGCATTAGACATTTTGTGTTCCTATTCAAAAATATTATTTGGAAGCTGATCGTTTCTGCGCTTTGTACTGGATGACTTTCGTCATGTTTCCAGTCCTGGCTGCTTCTTCTCTCAGCCGATCAAGGGTTGAGTCCACCGCGCCAGATGATCGTCCAGTTCCCGAGACGATGCGTTCTGGTGCGGGTGCTGCCCTGCGGTTTGTAACTTTCAATTCTTTCTCCAGTTTTGCTACCGCAAAGGCAAACTTCACGGGGTCTGTGATTTCAGCGATTTCCTTGGCCTTCTTTGGGTTCTTGCCGAGTGCATAAATAACCAGGGCTGGATTGTCCGCGCCTTGCAAGACGACGCCTTGCTGGGTGATGTTCAAGAGCTGCTGGACGGTTTCCTCAGCATCCTCGTAGTCACGCACCTTCAGCTCGGCCTTGGCCTTGCCGTAGGAGTCCAGTTTGGCTTGCCAGGCTTGATGCTGCTGCAGCTCGGACTTATTGACCGTCTCGGTCTCCAAGTCGTGCTGGCGCTTGCGCTCATGCCATGCGTCCAATGCTTGCTCGTACCTATCCGCATCGTAGTCGTGGTCCTCCAGCTTTGGCTTCGGACCCATTGTCACAACCGGCTTATTCTCAGTCGTGGCGGCCGTCAGCTTGGCTTCGAGTTCACGAATGCGTCGCTCTTTTTCCCTGTTCGTTTTCCGCAACTCACGCACCCATTCAGGCGCACGAACATCCTCTTCGGTGGGTGGCGCTTCCTCACCAATGCTGACAACGACCTCGTCATCGGACTGGTCTAAGTCATCGACAACGTCGATTTCCTCAATGACCTCGTCCTCAATCACAATCTCTTCGTCTGCAATTACTGCCTTTTGATTCATCTTTGACCCCATCAAACTCACCCATTGGTACAGCTGGGTGGATGCCGTTTCTCACATTTTCACTTACTTTTTGTCATCTGACAACAGGCTGGACCTCTTGGCCCATGACGGCCTGCTGGGCTGCCTCGATTTCGGTCAGCACCATATTCTGTTCTTGCACGCCGGTCTTGGCCAGGGTCTCGGCTGTCTTGGCCCTGGACAGGCCAGCGTCGGCCACGGTCTTGATTGTGCTGGCGCGTGCCTGGGCAGCCTTGGCCACGGCCTCCTCGGCTGCGGCCTGCAGGAAGATGGCGTTCGGATCTTGCTGCTGGCCCTGGGCCTGCTGCTCGGCCATCAACTGCTCGGCCTCTTGCTCGGTCGGCTTGACCACGCCCATGCGCAGGAGCTGCTTGCGGAAGAAGTCGCGCACGTCGCCGATGCCCTCGCCTTCCATGTTCATCATGGCCATCGCCTGCAGCACCTGCTTGGTCTGCGCATCGTCGGTGATGGCCATCATGCCAGTCAGTGCCCGAACGGTAGATGCGCGCTTGCTGGAGCTGGACGGGCCGACATCGACGATCACGTCGAACTTGGCACCACTCAGATCGTTCTGCATGACCACCTCGCCGGTCTCGCTGACCATTGGCTGCATCAGCTCGACCGTTTCCACGTCCTCGGTCCTGCCGATTACCTTCATGCGCCTGCCCTCTTCGACGTAGATGTCCTTGGCCATGCTGAGCCAGATCTCGCCGCAGCGCTTCATGCCCTTGGCAAAGTTGCTCATGTAGATGTAGGTCTGCATGTCGATGCGGGTCTGGATCATCTCGACGGCCTTGCCGGAGATGTTGCTCACCATCTTGTCGGCCTGCTGCGAGCTGCCCAGGATGTCCTGCATGTCCTGCTCGGTGATCTGCAGCAGGGCTGCCATCGCTGGCGGGATCTGTGCGCTGCGGGTGTAGGCCACTGGGCCGCTAACGGTCTGGCTGCCATCAGGTGCCGTGATCGGGTTCACCAGCAGGTACGGGTAGTTGCGCAGGTTGTCGTCTGCCCACATGAGCTGGTGGCCGGTCACCTGCTCAGGCGTGAGGATGGGCTTCTCGACGCTGGACAGCGCGCTGATCTCGCCCAGCTTGCTGAGTTGCATGTTTTTGAGACGCTGCGCATCCTTGGCCAGGCGCACGTGACCCATGCAGCGCTCGATGTTGTCCACGAACCAGCGCTTGCCGTAGACCGGCACGATGGGGATGCAGTTGCCTGCGATGTAGCCTGCGTCCTCGAGCACCTTGCCTCCGGACATGATGTACTTGTGCACGCGCTTGCGCTTGATCTTGCGCTGCCGGACCTCGCGGCTGCCGATGGCGTTCAGGGTTTCCTCAAGGTTCTCGTCCTTGTCGAAGTCGATTTTTCGGTAGCGCTCTTCAGTGCCGTCGATGGCTCGGAAGATGCGGATGGTTTCGTTGACCTCTTCGACCTTGTAATACTCGGCGATGAACACCACGTCAGGCGTGGACCAGTCGAACTCGTATTGGTGGATGATCTTGGGCCAGTCGGTCGGGTCGTCGCCCCATTCCTCTTTGTAGCTGTCCCTGGTCATCGAGGTGACCACGAAGCAGAACTTGGCGTCCGACTTGTCCTGGCGCTTGCTGTTGAGGTCAAAGAACACCGAGCTGTCGGCATCGAAGATCGGCTCCATGCGGATCCGCTGATACTCGTTGTCCTCGTCCTCTTCATCCTCGTAGACAGTGCGCAGGCGCCAGGCACCAAAGCCGCCGCCCACTGCCTCCTCGAAGGCGTTGTCATAGGCCTCGTCGGCCACGCTGTCCTGCTCGTCTGCACGGTACAGGCCGTCGCAGGTGTCGGCCAGCTTGTCGTTCTCGCCGTCCTTGCTGACGTAGTCCACCGTGATGCGGTTGTTGCGGTACTCGTTGACGATCCGAATCACCGACAACATGATCTTGTTGACCTCGAACTTTGGCTTGTTTGCGTACTGGTCCCAGAGTGGTCCTTCCCACTGGCTGCCTGCCAGCGAGTAGAAGCGCCGGTCTTCCAGGCACTGCAGGCGCTCGTCGCGCAGGGCAGACTGGATGTCGTTAAATTGCTTTAGCGCATCATCGTGCAGGGTGCTTAGAAATTGCTCTTTTGAAATGCGTGCCATATTTTCGCCTTCGTTTCAAGTATTTTCTCACCATTTACTGGTCACTGGCAATGGCGTGAAGTTTATGGACCGTGTAACGAGTACCGCCCTGCGCACGCCCTCGCAAGCATATCGCAGCGCATCGATGACGTGATTCTTTTTGTCCTGGAGCACTGGCAGCACCTTGCCGGTCAGCGGATCGGTCTTGTAGCTGTAGAACATCAGCTCGTCGACAGTATGCGTGCAGCGTGGGTGAACCACGATGTCGTAGGACTTGAGCCACTCGACGCCCTCCTCGACCGACTTTGCACCTTTGACCGCGCCCATGATCTTGGGGAAGCCGTGCTTGCGCATGTGGCTGATCGTCTCGGGCCGGGAGCTGTCGGCCACGATGGGCCACTTCTCGGCCTCGGGCACGGTCATGAACAGCTCGGGCGTGTTGATGATCTCGCAGCCGACCATGTAGGCCTCTTCATCGATGTAGAGCGTGCGGCCAATGATGTGGCAGCGCACCAGCACAGTCGGGTCGGACGCGAAGCCCCAGTCGGCACCGAGCCGGTGGATGGCGTCCCGTGGCGTCTCGAACTCCTCGACGCGCCAGTTGCGGAAGACGCGAGCGCTGCTGTTCTGCAGGTAGGCACCGCGCCAGACGTGAGCGTACTTGTCCGGGTCTCGGGACAGGTCGTACTCCATCTCGAAGCGCAGCACGTCGGGAAACCAGGGGTTGTTGCTGTAGTTGACCTCGACCACCACAGCGTCGGGTGGCGGCTGGTCACCGCGCAGCAGGAAGTCGACCGGGTCGCTGGCTTGGCTGGGGTTCCACGTGAACCACAGCTCGGAGCCGGGCTTGCGGATGGTTGGCCGAAGCAAGTCCAGGCTGCGCTGCGACAGGCTCTGTGCCTCCTCGCACCAGGCACGGTCGTATCCCTCCAGCGACTTGATCGAGTCGGCTGTGTGGTTCTGCATGCCTTGGAAGATGATCAGGCCGTCGCCCTTCTTGGACTTGATGACGGCTTCTTGCACCTCGAAGTAAGCACCGGCATTCATCTGCTCGATCTTGAGTTCAAGCAGGCGCTTGACGGACTGGGCCAGTGATTTCTGGACTTCGCGCACGCAGACGCTGCGGCTGGTCTGGTCGAGGATGTGGGCCTCGATCATCATCTCGGCAAAGGCGTGGGACTTGCCCGAGCCACGGCCGCCGTGAGCGCCCTTGTAGCGCGCAGGCTCCAGCATGGGCAGCGCCCACTCTGGGGTCTCAATCTTGAGCGTTTGCTTTGCCACGGATGACCACTCGCTCAATCTTTGCAAACTCCAGCGGCACACCATTTGCGCCGGTCAGCTCGTGCTTCTGGGTTTCGGCCCAGCGCATCTGGGTCTTGGACCACCAGATGGCAGCGGTCGTGTCGCCTGCCATCGCCTTTTGATGCAGCGTGCGGCCAACGCCGGTGTTGGCTTTGGCCTTGCCCGACACCAGCTCACGCTCAAAGTGCTTGGTAAGGGTTTCTACTGAGATGCCTTCTCGCACCAGGACAGCGATCTGCTCCAGCGGCAAGCCATAGCCGGAGAAGGCTTCGACCTGTTTGCGCTCCTGCTCAGTCGGTTCAAAAGCCATCCGGCCAGCGTTTTCACGTGCGCCTCCGTGGGACTTTGTGTTTTTTAGAACCGGTTTTTCAAGTTTTTGTTTCTTGGTTGCCATTTTTAACCTCCGCGAAAGGTTGTCCAGTTTCTGCGTGAATTGCTATTTTGCCTGTGAATTGCTGCCAGCGTTTCACGATGACGTCGCAATAACGTGGATCAAGTTCCATCAGCATTGCGACTCGACCGTTCTTCTCGGCTGTGATTAAGGTGGTGCCGCTGCCGCCAAAACTGTCGAGCACCACGTCGCCTCCCTTTGTGTTGTTCAGGAGCTGGTACTCAAACAACGCCACCGGCTTCATAGTTGGGTGCTCACCGTTGCGGGTTGGCTTGTCGAACTCGAGGATGGTGGTCTGCTTTCGGTCGGCTGCCCAAAGATGAGCGGCGCCATCCTTCCACCCGTAAAGGCATGGTTCGTGCTTCGCATGATAATCTTGCCAACCCATGACGAGCGATGACTTTTGCCAGATCAAACACTGGCGAACTTTCCAGCCCGCATCTTGAGCAGCGCCTCGGAAGTTGTAGCCCTCTAAATCTGCGTGCCAAATGTAGAACACAGCGCCCGGCTTCATGACCGTATCTGCTGCGGTGTAAGAGTCGCGCAAGAACTGTCGAAACTGATCGTCGCCCATCTCGTCGTTCTTGATGGTCAGCTTCTCCTTTGTGCCGCCTTCGTACGCCACGTTGTAGGGTGGATCTGTCAGCCAGATGTCCACCAACTGACCGCCAGTGAGTTTGGTCAGGTCATCGATGCTGGTCGAGTCTCCGCAGAGCAGCCGGTGTTTTCCCATCACCCAGATGTCGCCTGGCACCGTGGTTGCTGTTTCCTGAACGAGTGGCGCGTCGTCCGGGTCGGTCAGTCCGTCAGTGCCTTGCACCGGCATGAGTGCTGCGATCTCATCATCGGTGAAGCCTGTCAGCTCAAGATCAAAACCGAGATCACCCAGCTCGCCCAGCTCGATGGCCAGCAACTCGTTATCCCACCCAGCATTCAGCGCCAGCTTGTTGTCGGCAATCACGTAGGCCTTTTTCTGTGCATCGGTCAGGTGGCCAAGTCGGATGCACGGGACTGTATCAATTTTCATGCTGCGTGCCGCCATGACTCGGCCGTGTCCTGCAATGATCCCCCCACCCCCATCAATCAGCACCGGGTTGGTGAAGCCGAATTCCTTGATAGATGCAGCGATCTGGGCCACTTGTGCGTCGCTGTGGGTTCTGCTGTTGCGTGCGTAGGGAACGAGCTTGTCGACCGAGATGTACTCGATAGATGCTTTTAAATCGTGGGTTTTTGTGGTCATGCTGCATTTTCCTTCATGTTTTGGATTCGCGCCAGTTTCATGGCATCTTTGAGATCAAGCCTGAGCTGCTCGTTTGCGGCCTGCTCGTCCTGCAGCCGGAGGTAGACCTCGGTCGCAAACTTGGCAAGGGTGTCGAGCTGCCAGGTTTTGAAGTCTGGGGTCTCTCGGTGTTGCTTCATGTTAGTACTTGCTCACTTTTCTGTGGATAACTTTGTCCCTGATTTTCCGCATCCCGTTGCCCCTACCGCCCCTAACGTATACGTTTTAGGGGCGGGGAGGGGCGATTTAACGGGCTTTTGCCCCTAACCCCTAAAAACCCCTAGGGGCACTCAGGGGCGTTTAGGGGCGATTTTGTCCCCCATTTTTTTGCATCAGCATGGCACTTGCCTGCGCCTTGTTGATGAAAATCCAGCCGTGTTCAGTCGATTGCAAAGCGCCCGAGTTGAGCATTTGCGAGATGATTCCATCCGGTCTGGATGCCTCGGTTTTGTTCTTGGCGGTGCGCTCGGTCGCGCCATCTTTGACCAGCAGCTCACGCAGTGCCGACCTGCTGACGTAGGGGAAACCCTCACGCTCTTCGGCACCTGATGCCCACCAGGCACGCTCGACTGTGCGCACGTTCTCGTCGTGCTTTGTAGGTTTTTTGTGGGGTTTCGTGGCATTTGCATCATCATCTGGGATGGCCACGCAGGTGGTGGCTGCGCCGCCAAACTTGGATGTGCCCATCTCGACGACCTCCAGCCGAAAGTAAATCGTCTCACCTTTGCTGGGCAGTTCTCGCTGCTTGGTGACGGAGACCGACCGGGTGCCTTCTTTTTCTGTGACCTCGATCTCGGTGTCGATGTGGGCACGGATTCCTGACCATCCCCGAGCGCCTCGGGCAGCGTCTTTGCCGTTGTGGTGGATGATCATCATGGCCGCGCCCGTGGCGGTGGCCACCTGGTCGAATCTGGCCATGACTGGACCCATGTCCTCGCCGCTGTTTTCGTTGGCTCCTGCGCTCATCCTGGCCAGCGTGTCGCCGATGATCAGGCGCACCGGCTTGCCCTTGATCTTCTCGATGGCCCTGACCATCTCGATCACGTCGTGTGCGTCTTGGGCACCTGAATAGAAGTTCATCGGCACCGGCACCATTGCCAAGTTCTCCAGGCTGCAGCCGTGGAACTTCTTGATGGCCTGCATGCGAGACCGGATGCTGGCCGGGGCTTCGCTGGCCAGATACACTACCAGGCCGGGGTCGGTCTTGCGTCCGTAGCAGTCCGAGCCGGTGGCGATGGCCGTGGCCACTGAGAGTGCCCAGAATGTCTTGCCTGAGTTGCTGTCGCCGTAGACCACCACTGAGCTGCCGATGGTCATGAGGCCTTCGACCAGCTCGTCTGGTGCCTCGTAGTCGCTGCCGAGCTGGTCACCAAACACAACCTGCAGCTTGTCCATCACGGCTGTGCCGGTTTGCTGGATCAAAAGGGCTGAGAGATTGTGTCCTGCTTGCACGTAGTCGTTGGCGTCCATGCCCTCGATGGGTGGGATGATCACCCTGGCTCCAAACTTTGCGCTGGCCTGATCTGCGTAGCGCTGGCCCACGCCGTGTTTGTCATGGTCTGCCACGATAACGATGTCCTGAGTTGCGCCGTACATCTCGCGCAGGCTTGCTGTGACCGGCACCAGACTGCTGGCGCTGTAAGCAACAACGCAGGGTCGGCTGGTGGTTTCATAGATGGTGGCTGCGGTGGCAAATCCCTCGGCCACATATAGCGGTCCAGGCTCATCTAGTGAGCCTATCATCCAAAACTTGCCGCCCGACTTGCCGCCTGGGTGGTACAGCTTGCCACCGTCCTCATCGATGTATTGAAGGGTGCTCAGGGTGCCGTCTTGATCGTAGAGGGGGACCATCAGCCGCCCATCGCCTGTGGTGCGCACGCCGTGGGTCTGGATGCCTTTGCGCTTCAGGTAAGGGTGGTCGGGGTGGGCTGCGACACCACTGAGCCAGATTTTCTCGACCGTCTCGCTGGCCACTTGATGCTGGCGCTCTTGGGCAGCTTCGCGCAAGACCTTGGATTCGTTGATGCGCCTTGCGTGGGCCATCTCCTCAAAGTCAGTGAGCTTGCGCCCTACATCTGCACGCCAAGTCACCTCCATGCCCATGCGCCAGCATCCAAACCGACCTGCTGGGATGCCATCACCGAACACCAGATACCAGCCTGGTTTGTCGATGCCTGGTGTGCCCTTGGTGCCTGACTTGAATCGGTGAATCTTGCCGTCCATCTCGATGTGATCGGGTGGCTCAAGCCCTGCTGCTTTGATTGCATCGATGAGCTGCTCTTCAGGCGGTGCAACTCTTTTTTCTGGTGGTGGCGACCAAGGACCGCCGAGGACGTTGGAGAGGTCAGCCATTTTTAGTCTCCACAGAAGCACGAAATGGCTTCCTCGTTAGGGTCAAACATGTCGCGTTGATCTTGGCTGAATTTAAGCATTGAAGAGTAGTTGGGTCGGTCTTTCCTGAAGTACCCCCCCCCCGTGATTCCAGGATTTGTAATTGATCCTTCTTGGCTCGCCCACCAAATTGCACGCTCTGGCTTCTCTGCAATCAACGACAAAATCTGCGATGCGCCTTTGAGGAAACATAGATCGCAGTTGCCGTGATAAGTCACGCCGCCGATGTTTGGTAATCCAAGATCAAATGATTGTTTGGCCCAAAACTGTGCGACATCCTGCCGTGTCACATTGTCATCAGCAAGAGGCATAAGTCGGTGAATACCCTTCATTCCGTCTGACGGGTTTGCTCTGATCTTAGCCACCCTCCTAGGCTCATCGGCTCGGATACCGAGCATGTTGTCCCAGTCATCCCACCCTATGTGGTGCCTGCAATAGTTGGCAAATGGCTTGATCTTCAGATCGACTGTGCAAAACCTGGTCACTGGATTCGGCAGGTAATTTTTCTTCCTGATCAAAGCCTCAAATGGCTCGCCATTTCTTGCCGCACTAGCAATGTCAACTACTCGCACACGGTCGCGTGGCTCTTCAGCGTCCTGCCACTCCAGCCATGTGATCGGCACGCCCCAATGCTCTCCACAGTCGCGCACAAATTGCAGCGTAGCCTCATCCTCCTTGCCGGTGTTGGCAAACATCACAATGCACTCGTCTGGCAATCCACTGTTTGACTGGAGCACCCGCCACAGCATATAGGCACTGGTTCTGCCGCCACTAAAGCTGATGCATGTTTGGCTGTCGATCTTGAATGGATCAGCCATTTACTGGCTCCCGATCTGCCTTCAGCACTCCCTCAGTCTTAACCTCAAGCTCGTACTGTCGCCCCATCGGGGGAGTGTCGCCCCATTGATAGATCACCTGCGGCCAAACGTCCAGGGCTTCGGCCAGCTTGCGAAGGCTGCCGTAGTAGTTGATTGCTTCTTGCGTCTTCATGTTTTCCACCTTTGTTGAAAAAATATGTTGACATGATAGTTTGTAATCGTGGTAAAGTCCAGTCACACCTCAAACGGATTCCCCGACGGAGGTGCAACCCAAGAAGGAGAGCCACTCATGGCAATCAACGTGAAGACCACCGGCAGCTTGGCTGCCAACGGTGTCAAAGTCCTGGTTTATGGCCAGGCCGGTGCTGGCAAGACCAGCCTGATCAAAACCCTCCCCAGCCCCATTGTGCTGTCGGCTGAAGGCGGCCTGCTGTCCATCCAAGACGCAAACCTGCCCTTCATCGAGATCACCTCGATGACTGAGCTGCAGGAGGCTTACACCTGGCTGACCAGCAGCGACGAGGCCAAGTCCTACAAATCGGTGGCACTGGACAGCATCAGCGAGATCGCCGAGGTCTGCCTGAACACCGAGAAGAAGGCGACCAAAGACCCACGCCAGGCCTACGGTGCGATGCAGGAGCAGATGGCCGACATCATCCGTGCCTTCCGCGATCTGCCTGGACGGCATGTATACATGAGCGCCAAGTTGGAGAAGACGCAGGACGAGATGGGCCGGGTGCTGTATGCGCCCTCGATGCCTGGCAACAAGACCGGCCAGGCGCTGCCTTACTTTTTCGACGAGGTTCTGGCCCTGCGTGTCGAGAAGGATGGCGAGGGTGCCACGCAGCGAGCACTGATGTGCGACAGCGATGGCCTTTGGCTGGCCAAGGATCGCAGCGGCAAACTGGACGCCTGGGAGGCACCGGACCTCGGCGCCATCATCGCCAAGATTGGAGCACGAGCATGAGCGACCTTAAAACACTCAGCGCAGACTGGCTGCGCCACAAGACCGACGAGGAGAAGGCGGTGACCGAGCGTCGCAAGATCGAGGACCAGATCGTCAAGCTGCTGGCGCTGCCCGAGTCTTTCGAGACCACCGAGACCGCTGAGCCTCAAGGCTTTGTGGTCAAGATTGCCGGCCGCATCGACCGCAAGGTCGACAGCGACAAGCTGCAGGAGCTGGCCGCTGAGCACGGCCTGACCGAGCACCTGAGCCGCCTGTTTCGCTGGAAGCCTGAGATCAGCATGGCGCTGTGGAAGGCTGCAGACGAGTCAATCACCAAGCCGCTGGCCGGTGCTATCACGGCCAAGCCTGGCCGCCCATCTTTCAAAATCACCATCAAGGAGTAACTCATGGCTTTTCTTGGACAAACATTTGACGCAGCCGACCTGCCCCAAGGCACCAGCACGCCAGTGCCTGAAGGCGCCTACAACGCCACCATCACGCAGGCCGAGCTGAAACCCACCGCTGACGGCACTGGCCAGTACATCAAGATGCGCCTGGACATCACTGGTCCAACGCACCAGGGCCGGGTGGTGTTCTCAAACATCAACATCAAAAACGCGAGCGCCAAGGCCGAGGAGATTGGACGCCAGCAGCTTGGCGACATCATGCGCGCCATTGGCTTGGCCAAGGTGACCGACACCGACCAGCTCATTGGCGGCAGCCTCAACATCAAGCTGTCCATCCGAGCCTCGCGCCTGGATGAGAAGACCGGCAAGACGTATGAGGCCAGCAACGAGGTCAAGGTCTACCGCGCTATCAACGGTGGCGCTGCGCCTGCCTTCAAAGGCGCATTGTCTGCAGCACCTGCGGCTGCCGGCCAGACTGCTGAGGCCACACCGGCCAAGCCTGCCAGGGCCTCGCCGCCTTGGGTCAAGAAGTAAGCAAAAAAAAATCCCCAACCTGTTGCGGAGGTTGGGGCAAATGGCAACTACATGAAGGAGAACCCAGTGAAGATTCCCGATTCAGAGCATACCATTCAGGCCTTGATTGACAAGGCACACGAGGCAAAGGCCGAGCAGCCCAGGGGGCACATGGGCTGCAGCCAACTTGGCCACCCTTGCGACCGATGGCTGTGGCTGTCGTTTCGCTGGGCTGTGCAGCCCAAGTTCCCAGGACGGATTCTCCGTCTTTTCCGCAGGGGCCAGATGGAGGAGGCCACCATCGTGTCAGACCTCAGAGCCATCGGCATGGACATTCGCGGCACCTCGGGCAAGCAGACCCGAGTTGATTTTGGCTGCCACGTGTCCGGCAGCCTGGACGCCATCGTCGAGTCTGGCGTGCCGGAGGCACCCAAGAAGCGCCACATCGCCGAATTCAAGACGCACAGCAAAAAGTCGTTTGATGACCTGGACAAGCACGGGGTCGAGAAGTCCAAGCCCGAGCACTTCGTGCAGATGCAGCTCTACATGCACGGCACCGAGATCGACCGCGCCCTGTACTTGGCTGTCTGCAAAGACGACGACCGCATTTATACCGAGCGCGTGGCCTACGATAAGGCTGTGGCCATGAAGGCCATTGAGCGTGGGCACCGGCTGTCGCTGGACGATCACATGCCGCCACCGATTAGCACAGATCCGAGCTGGTACCAGTGCAAGTTTTGCGACGCGCACGAGTTCTGCCATAAGACCAAGACCACCAAGCACGTGAACTGCCGCACCTGCGCGCACAGCACGGCCACCAAGGCCAGCGAGTGGCACTGTGTGCGCTGGGATGCTGTGGTGCCGCTGGAGACCCAGCACACCGGCTGCGAGTGCCATGTGCTGCACCCTGACCTGGTGCCTTGGCGGCGCAAGGACGGCCTGGACGACTGGACGGCCGTCTACGTCATCGAAGGCCGCGATGTGGCCAACGGTGAAGGCGATGCGCACGTCTACACCAGCAAGGAGATTCTGGCCAACCCCAAGATGTGCAGCCTGGGCGACGATTACGTCGAGGAGCTGCGCGAAACCTTTGACGCGAGGATTGTGGAATGACATTCAAGTGCCCTGACAAGTATCGTGTGCAGCTGCCTGGATACCCTGCAGGCGACGAGCGCAATGGCTGCTTCATCGTGCCGCTGAAGCACCAGCAGAAGCTGCGCATCATCGCCAGCGATGGTCTCGGCTGGGAGCACGTCAGCGTGAGCCGACGCGACCGCTGTCCGACCTGGGACGAGATGTGCCAGATCAAGGCGATGTTCTGGGGGGAGGATGACAGCGTGATCCAGTACCACCCACCGCGCAGCGAGTACGTCAACAACCACCCAAACTGCTTGCACTTGTGGCGGCCGATTGGCGTGTCGCTGCCGATGCCGCCCAGCATCATGGTTGGCTTCAAGGAATGGGATGGGAGGGTAGTGGGGTGAAAGTTTTGATTGGCTGCGAATATTCCGGTGCAGTGCGCGATGCGTTTCGAGCGCTCGGCCATGACGCCATGAGTTGCGATTTACTTCCTACCGATGCGCTTGGCCCGCATTACCAAGGCAACATTTTTGATGTCATCGACTACCCTTGGGACATTGCCATTTTTCATCCGCCTTGCACGGATTTGGCAACATCAGGCGCTCGTCATTTTGCTGCAAAATGGCTGGATGGTAGGCAGGCCGCCAGCGTTGCGTTTTTCATGCGCTTGCAACGCGCTTCAACTCACATTCCCAAAACTGCAACCGAAAACCCGGTGTGCATCATGTCAAGTTTATGGCGAAAGCCTGATCAAGTAATTCAGCCTTGGCAATACGGGCACGGAGAAACCAAAGCAACCTGCCTGTGGCTAAAAGGTTTACCGCTGCTAACGCCAACCAACATTGTTGCAGGCCGCGATGACCGTATTCATAAGATGCCGCCAAGCGCAGACCGTTGGAAACTGCGCAGCACTACCTATCAAGGAATTGCTGATGCAATGGCTAAACAGTGGAGTGGCAATTTATGCTGAGAGACTACCAAACCCGCACCATCGACCAGCTTTACGCTTGGTTTGAAGCTGGCAACACAGGTAACCCTTGCTTGGTGCTGCCCACGGGCTCAGGCAAGTCTCACATCATTGCGGCACTATGCAAGGATGCGCTGCAATCGTGGCCTGAGACTCGCATTCTCATGCTCACCCATGTGAAGGAGCTTATTGCGCAGAATGCTGAAAAGATGCGCCAGCACTGGCCTAACTGCCCGCTTGGCATTTACTCTGCCGGTCTAAACCGCAAGGACTTAGGCGAGCCCATCACCTTTGCAGGCATTCAATCGGTGCGAACCAAAGCAAAGCAGATCGGCCATGTTGACCTAGTTATTATTGACGAATGCTTTGTTGCTGGAACGAAGATTTTAACACCAAAAGGACAAATAGACATTGACAAAGTGAGGTGCGGTGACTTAGTATTTAATACACGCGGAGTTGGTGTTGTTGAAGCTGTTAGTTGCCGACAAGCCGCCGAAACCTTACTTGTGGAGCTTGATGATGGAACCAAATTTGAATGCACCGGAAATCACCCAATCTTTACCGACGATGGATGGCAAAAAGCAGAAAAATTGGAGATCGGAGCGCCTCTTTTCCGCATTGAAGATATGTCCTGCTTGTGGAGCAGAGTTCCGACCTTGGATCAAAAAGGACGACAGCGGAAAAGTAATTTCAGCAATGTCGGAACCATTTTGGGAAAAGCAGAATTATTGCTCCGTGAAGTGTGCAAAGAAATCACACCCGACGGTTCTGAATGCAGAAGCACGCAAACGAATGCGGGAAACTCTAAAAAGAATCAGGCATCAACCTATTCAGCGTGGAGGAAACGGGCAATTGCTGCCTTTGCCACAGTTAGCACTGCTTCATGCGTTGGGGGAAGGATGGATAGCGGAATATGCAATCAAGACCAAAGCGGGGCATTTGAACGGGACATATCCGAATGCTTACAAGGTGGACATTTGTTATCCGGAAAAGATGATTTGCATCGAATTGGATGGGGGGAGTCATGGCAGCGACGAGAGGAAAATGCAGGACAGGAAGAAAGACCAATATCTTGCGGGCCTCGGGTGGCGCGTGTATCGCGTATCAAACGAGAAAGCCCTGTACTTGTATTCAACCTTCAAGTCAGTGGACATCCTTCTTACTTCGCTAATGGAATAGCTGCACATAATTGCCATCTTGTGGCCCATAAGGACGAGGGCGGCTACCGGACATTGCTTACTGACCTGCGGGTCATTAACCAGAACCTGCGCGTGATCGGCCTGACGGCAACGCCCTACCGCCTGGGGCATGGACTGATCACCGACAAGCCTGCGCTGTTCGATGCCTTAATCGAGCCGGTGACCATCGAGGAGCTGATCTTCAAGAAGTATCTGGCCACGCTGCGCAGCAAGGTCACCAAGGCCAAGCTGGACACCACAGGCGTGCACAAGCGTGGCGGGGAGTTCATTGAGGCCGAGCTGCAGGCCGTTGTGGATACCAAGGACAACAACGAGCGCGTGGTGCGCGAGATCGTCGAGCTGGCAGGCGAGCGCAAGGCGTGGCTGGTGTTTTGCACAGGTGTCAAGCACGCTGAGCACATCGCCGCTGTCCTGCGCCAGCATGGGGTGGCTGCTGAGTGCGTGACGGGCGAGACGCCAAAGAAGGAGCGCGAGCGCATGCTGGCCGACTTCAAGGCCGGCCGGCTGCAAGCCCTCACCAACGCCAACGTGCTGACCACCGGCTTCGATTACCCGGACATCGATCTGATCGCCATGCTGCGCCCCACCATGAGCGCGAGCCTGTACGTGCAGATGGCAGGCCGGGGCATGCGGGTGAAGTCGCACATCGATCACTGCCTGGTGCTGGACTTTGCCGGGGTGGTGGCCACTCATGGTCCGATCACCGCTGTGCAGCCGCCCAAGAAGGGAGGCGATGGCAACGGTGAGGCACCGGTCAAGGTCTGCGACAACTGCGGGGAGCTGTGCGCCATCTCGGTGTCTGCCTGCCCTGCCTGCGGTCATCCATTCCCCGAGCCGGAGCGCAAGAAGCTGGAGCTGCGCAACGACGACATCATGGGGCTAGAGGGAAGCGACCTGGACGTGACAGCCTGGTCCTGGCGCAAGCATGTCAGCAAGGCCAGTGGCAAGGAGATGATCGCCGTGACCTACTACGGTGGCCTGAGCGATCCGGCCATCACCGAGTACCTGCCGATCTTGCACGAAGGGTATGCGGGGCAGATGGCCATGCAAAAGCTGGCCAACATGGCCGAGCGCAGCCAGATCGTGCCTGGTGGCCTGAACGTGCAGTCGCTGGAGGAGATGGTGGCCAACATGAATCAAACGCAGCCACCGGCCAGCATTGAGTTCAAGCGCGATGGCAAGTTTTTCAGAGTGATGAAAAGGAGCTGGGCATGACGCCTCTCATACGCGAAATGGTCGGCTATACACCGGAGGCAGAAACCTTCATGTGGTTCGACCTTGGCAAGCTGCCGACTGAAGAAGTGCGGTTTTTGGTTGATGGCGAAGTATTGACGCACATCCCTTTTCACAAAGTGATTGTCTGCTGCATCGACTCGGATGGTGACAAATGCATGCTGACCTTGATTGGTAGCAACGGGTCGGTCGCAGCGGCTGGTTTTGTTTTGTCTCCAACCTCTTACAGAATGGTCAACGCCTTTGCCTACATGGACACCCCAGAAGGCTTGCGCTTGCTGCCAGCAACCGAAGGTGACGCACCGCCACAGCGCGAGCAATGCTACTCCGTCCTTTGCACCATCAAGCATTTCCTCGACCTTCTCGGTCAGAAGGCAGTAGAGGCTCACCAGCCAAGGTCAAAGCGTAGCCTCATCAATGACAAGCGAAAAGCCAAAGGCAAATTTCCGTCAATGTTTGACTGGCATACGGTTATCTTGCAGCCAGCAGAATCCAAAGGCGCTGCGCTTGGAGGCCATCACGCAAGCCCACGCCAGCACGATCGCCGAGGACACTGGCGAAAGCATCCATCGGGCAGGCCAGTGTGGGTAAAGTCCTGCAAAGTAGGCGACGCCAGTAAAGGCGTCATTTTTAAAGATTACAAAGTGAAGGATTCAAAATGACAACCCGACCGCCAGAGCCGCAATTCTTGATTGACTACCGTGAGTGGGACAAGGCCGGGCCACCTAAGTGCTGTTTTACTTGTGAGCATTACGGCAACGATGGCCTGTGCGTCGAGTTCTTCATGACGCCGCCCGAGGACTTTGCGGCCAGCATCAATGCCTGCGACAAGTGGGAACGGGAGATGCCCTTTTGACCGCCGACCGCATACCCTCAGAACATTTTGAGCAGCGCGAGCTGGTGCGCTGGTTTCGCCAGACTTGGCCAGGCGTGCGCATTTTTGCCATTCCAAATGGTGGTGCTCGCAGTCCTGCCACCGCTGGCCGTCTCAAGGCCGAAGGCGTGGCCTCTGGCGTGCCTGACATGTTTGTGCCTGCCTGGGGGCTGTGGGTGGAGATGAAGCGCACCAAAGGCGGCAGCCTGAGCGCTGAGCAAAAAGACTGGATTTCATATCTGGAAAGTGTGGGATTCTGTTGTATAGTGGGAAAAGGTGCTGATAATGCCAAGGGGCAGATCAGTGCCTTTTTTAACCACCGAAAGAACACACCATGAGCACTCGCATTTACGTTGTCACCGACACCGAGACCAACCGCCACCGCCTGATCCGCGCTGCCAACCAGGCGCAGGCAATCAAGTACGCCGCCCAGACTCGGTTCGACATCGAGGTGGCTGGCCAGGATGATCTGGTAAGCCTGCTGACCAACGGCATCCCCATCGAGCTGGCCGGTGCTGGTGCCACTGCCGATACGTTGGAGGACGCGATCAACAACGCCGGAGGCACCGACTGATGGCCACCGAAAAGACCAAAGACCGCTGGATGACGATCCGCATCCCACCGGACGTCGAGCTGGCGCTGCGCCGGCGTGCCGAGGCCGACACGCGCACCTTGGCGGCTCAGGTGCTGCACTACATCAAGCAGGGGCTGGCCGACGAGGGCAAGAAGGTGGTTGCATGAGAAAACGCCTGCGCATGAATGTCCAGTGGCTGCCACGCAAGCTGCCCTACTTCGGCATCGGTTTTGATCTTGGCGAGTTCAAGCTGCACCTGTGGCTGGTCGAGATCGAGGTCTGGAGGTCGTACGGATGAAGTGCCCTGTCTGCGGCACCTGGACGGTGGTGAAGGAGACTCGCCAGCGTCCAGACAATGCCAAGTACCGACGCTATGAATGCGCCAACATGCACCGCTTCACGACGCTCGAAACGGTGGTCAAGATCATCATTGCAAAAGAACCCAAAGATTAGGGTTTGTCCCTATCATATAAGTGTGAGATTGTGGGAAATCGTGGTAAGATGCAGTTATTAACAACCAACCAGCAAGGAGCTGACCGTGAGCAAACTGATCGAAATCTACCGCAAGTGCCCGACGCCCTCCAACAGGGCCAAGCTGCAGACTTACCTGCAAAAGCACATGATGGCTGCCTGCTTGGCCACGCCTGAAGAGATCGCCTTCTTGAAGGCCAACGAGTTCAAAATCTGAGGAGGGCGCCATGCAGCTTAAACGATACCAAGTGCTGCTGGCCGTCATCGGCCTGATCGTTGCAATGGGCATCGTCGGCCAGTCCGACCTGGAGGAGGCCGAGCGCCAGCAGGCCGAGTACTGCGACATGGTCAAGCTGTGGAAGCAGACCAAGGGCCAGTCGGGGTGGCCAGCCTACAACGGTGAGAGAATGTGCAGATGACCTGCAACCATAACTGTCGCCAGGGCCGGGACTGCAATTGCGCCGGCTGGCACATTGTGCCGCTGAACGATCTGCGCAAGCACCAAGAAAACGGCAGTTGCTTTTGCAAGCCGACGCTAGACGATGGCGTGTGGCTGCACCACTCAATGGATGGCCGGGAAGCCTTCGAGACAGGCGAGCGCCAGCCTTCTTAGGCAAACGGCCTGGTGCCTGCCTTGTCGATGATCAGCGCCTGCTTGCGGGGGCTGGTGTCCACGCTGTTGGGCACGCTGATGTGCGTCCAGCGATCAAACTCACGAATCACCTGGTCGTAGCCAATTCCGCTGGCCACGATCTTGCGCACCACTTTGTCTGGACTCATGCCTGGAACACGGAAGTCAGCAGCGCAGCCGAGCCGATGCTGGCTGGTGTCTTTGCTGCCCACTGCGTCATTGACCTGCTTGGTGCGCAGGCCTGAGCTGATCATGATGGGCTTGCCGCCCAGCACTACCTTCACCTGCTCCAAGAAGTCAGCCAGGCGGGTTAGGTTGGCCAGCTCGGTGTCGTTGGGGCTGTTGTCCCAGCCGCAGCGCTCAGCGGTCTCTGAGGCCGTCAGCTCTTCCAGGGTGAAGTGTCGGGTCAGGTTCATTTCTTGAGCACCTGCGCAATGGTGGGCAGCACCTTCTCGGCCGACCGGCCGATGACGTAGCCGCCGATGCCGAGTTCGACAATCGACCACAACTTGAGGTACTCAGCCTCAGAAAGATTGGGAGCAGCCCAGCCAAACCATCTGGCCACGATGAGGCCTCCGAAGGTAAGCATAAGCAGCGGTCGCCAGTTGGCGGCCAGCCAATGCTCGCTGGCGGCCTCCGTCTTGACGATCTCCATCCTGCCTGTCAGCTCGGCAAGCTCGCCCTTTTGCGCCATCTCAAGCAGCGCCAAGTTGGCCTGGGCTTTCTGCGCCGGATCTGGGAAGAACCGGTCGATCAGTTGGCCACCAAGGTTGAGCGCCGCTGTCAGTGGATCCGCAGCCATATCAGCCCCCCAGCATCTTTTTTAACATCTCCGCAGCAAAGCCTGGGCCGAGCAGCGTGACCGCGATCAGCGCATAGAGGATGTACTCGATGCGGCTCATGCGCTTGCTGCCAGACTCAAACGACTTTTGAATGGACTCGTAGCGCATTGAACAGATTTCTTCGTGCGTCTGAAGTCGCGCATCGGTTGCATCGACCTGGTTCATTACATGCCCTCGCCCTGCACGATGTAGACCGTAGCAGCTGCTGAACCCAGCCCGCTGAAAAACGACTCACGACCAAAGCGCAGGATCACCACAGCCCCTGGCAGTAGGACGATCGCGGGTGAAGGTGTCCCTGCAACAGGTGCGACCGCATTAGCTGTTGCCTCTGCTGCTGTGCCGCCCACACCAAGAAACACCGTGACAGTGGTGCTTGCGTTAATGATGCGGTACTGGCCTACGGCTTGGGCATCAAAGCGTCCGTCGACGAGCGCCTGTACGCCTGTGGGGGCAACGGCAGCAGCAGGGATGACAACGGTGTTGCCAAGCGGGGCAAATGCAATTTGTGAATTTGTTGACATGAGTACTCCATTCAGTTAGTTAATATTTCAGCTCGTCGGGCTTCAATCTCGTATGGGTTGTTGCGGTAGCCGTGGCGCAGCAGCCACCATGTGTACTTGAGCATGTAGACAACCTTGCCGTCGCGCTGCATTTGCGCCAGGTGTTGGCGTTCGTGGCGCAGCAGGCGCTGGTCTTGCTCGTAGCCGGGGGCGAGGTAGATGACGTTCCAGAGGCTCGTCCAGCCTTGGAAGTTGCAGGCTTGCATGTACCAGAGGATCAGGCCGGAGGCGGTGCTGGTCATATTTGTTTGTAATAAGGGATAACGTAATCAGTGCCACCAATCACGATACGGGCAAAGCCACTTGGAAGCGCTGGCAATGCAGATGCAGTACCAGCGGTTCCAACGGTTATCTGAGTAAGAGTGCCAATTATTAATCGGCTTGCTGTGTCAATACCAAAACGATCAACACCAGATTGCTGTAATATAATAGGTTTAGATCCAATTCCATTGATGACGGTTGAACCATCTGCCTTCAAGCCAGCGTACAAACTACCAACAATATTTTCAAACTGAATATCAACTTGCTGCGCTATTGCATTCGTGTTTTGAAGTATCTTGCGTAATAGAGCTGCCGCGCTGCTTTGTTCGGTAATTACACCTTTGTGAACAGACCCATTGTTTGGCTTAAAACTAAACGAGATACTTCCGTAAATATCCATAAGGTAGCCATCGACAAAAGTGCCTGTTGAATAGGTGCCTGAAAATCCTGAAAGCTCATTGTTAGAACTGCACAGATGACCCACCGCAGAACCTATTACAAGATAAGTTCCGGTTCCTTCAATGTCACCTCCAACGATTGACAAACCACTTACATTAGACAAGACAAACTTGTTAAGAGCTCCTTGAACAACGGGCTGCAAAAATGTGGCAGCCACAACTTGATCGGCAATACATTGCCCAAAAGAACACCCAATAAGTGTTACCGTAGTAACAGCGTCAGACAATGATATACCCTGTAATTGAATAATTCCGGTAGTGCTTCCAAAATCGCAATTGTCAAATACTGTAGTGTAGGTTCCAACATCGCAATAAAGCGTGCGCATCAAATTGCCACTATTTATTACATTGACGTTTCGGAAACTGTTGCCAAAAGTCTGCTTGAGATACAACCCTCGTGATGTTCCGGCATTTGTCATCAAGGACATATCAATGCTGAAATTCTCAAACGTGTTGAACTGGTTGTAGTTTCCAGTGATTTGAAAGAAATTTGTGGCTGATACGGTTGCCTTGAAAATAGTTTCAGTAGTGGATGCGCCTTGAATATTTCGACCAGATTTACCAGAAACATTGAATACGATGGAGCTGCAAAGATATGTTCCGGCGGGGAAATAAACACTCTTGGATGCCGCTAACGCAAGAACAATGGCCGCTGTGTCATCTGTTACGCCATCCCCTGTTGCACCAAAGTCCTTGACGCTTACAGACTCACGCAGCTTGGCCTGCACCGTGCGAGTGACTGCGCCGGAGCCGGATTGGAGGAATGAGACGTCGGTGGAGTCAATGCCGCCGATAATCACATCAGACAGCCGCTCCGTCGCCGCAGGCGCCGAATACACCACGCTGCCGTTGCGGTTCTGCACCAGGATGCTGTAGTCGCTGTTCACGTACAGCCGAGCCGGCGTGCCGCTGTTTATCGGGTAGCCGCCGCGAGTGCGGATCGGCTGCGCCGCAGCGATTGTCAGCGCCGCATCCCAGTAGACCGAGATGGGATTGCCTATTGGTGCAAGATTTGCAACACCAATAAAGATGTAGCCGTCCTCAAGGGGCTGCCCATCAATATCCGTGAAGATTGGAAATGTGGGTTGGATTGATAGTGCGGTCATTTTTCATTCTCCTGTGTAAATTGTCTGCCAGTTTGCATGGATTGCACAAGCCACCTTTCGCGCCAGCTCATCTCGCGTGGCATTTTGGCAGCCTCAGCGAAGCGCTGAAATGCGGCTGATCGTGCCACAGCTCTTACTGTAGCTTGGCTTGGTGTTTTGTTTGCGCCTTCGATGGCCAGGCGCTGAAAGTCAGGCGAGGCAATCAGCTCGTCGGCTGCCTTGATCACCTGCGGCTTGACGCCCTTGCTCAGAGCTGCTGTCAGGCCGGACGCAATGCCAGCGCCTGGCAGGCCGACGGCAGTCGTGGCGGCTTCGATGGGCAGTCCAATGGCTGCACGCTTGGCCACCATGTAGACGCTGCCCAGCAGCGAGTCTGCGCCTTGCAACTCCTGCTGGAAGGCCTGGATGCGGCCTGTGGTGATGCGCTCGCGGCTGGCCTTGCGCACGTTGTCAGCAACCCGGTACAGATCCGACAGCGACTTCCTGGCTGGCTGCGGCAGGTTGTTCATCAGCGCAGCGTAGGCTTGCTTGTTCTCCAGCAGGCCTTTGTACCAGTTGGCATAGGTGTTGAAGTTCAGCGTGCCGTTTTGGGTGGCCTTGCCGAAGGCTGTGTTCAGGGCCGAGGCTGCCACCATCTGGCGCATGTCCTTGGGGATGGCGGTCAGGATGTTGACCAGCTTCTCGCCGTCGCCTTTGGACAGCGAGGTGGTGGCCGTTGACAGCTTGGTGACCAGGCTTTGATCGAGCTGCTTGCCGAACAGCGACACCATGTCATCCTCAAAGCCCTTGCGCATTTGCACCAGGCTTTTGGCCAGGCGGTACTGCTCGCCACGGCCGACGGTTTCGGCCAGATTGAACTGGTCGTCATCGATCAGGGCATACAGGCGCTTGGCGAGACCGGTGTCTGCATCTGCAAATGGTCCTTGCTGGCGCGCTGCCGCGCCAATGTCGCGCCGCACATCGTCGATTAAGGCATAGGTCGGATTGCGCATGCCGATTACATTGCCAGCATCGTCCTTGATCTCTTTGGGTGTCAGCTTGCGCCGGACTGACTTTTCCAAACCGGACAGGTTCTGTGCGCCATCCAAGTCGTCAGCACGCTGCTGCACGAAGTTGATCACGTTGTCAGCAGGGCCACGGGTTTGCGCAGGGATTGCTGTGCGCAGCGCCTTGTAGGCGTCGTCTGCCTGATTTGACAGGTTTGTCACGGTCTGGTCGAGCTGCGTGCGCACCGCTTGGTTCATGCGGCTCAGATCCGTCATGCCGCCGATCTGGGTGATCAAGTCGTCGGCCTGCTTGCCGACCTGCTCCAAGCCTGCGATCTCTGCCGCGCGCGCCTGGCTGCCGGGGATTGACTTCACGGCCTGCGCCAGCTCGCGGTAGGCTTGGTTTGAAGTCAGGTGATCCGGCTGCAGGTAGCCCTCGATTTTGAGCCGACGCGCAGCCTCCAGCACCTTGGGGTCAGGCGCTGCCTGTGTGGCCAGAATCTCGGTGGCTCGGCCTGCGCCAAAGCCACCCTCTGCCGCCCTGCGGGTGGTGGCTGTCAGTTCCTCAGCTGTCATGGCCACTGCGGGGGCTGCCGGGGCCGCAGGAGGAACCGCTGGGGCCATTGCCGTGCCCATAGGCGCACCAGCGGGTGCGGTAGGCGTGACAGGTGCCACGGGTGCGGCAGGTGCCACAGGGGCCACGGGGCCCGCACCAGGCACTCCTGCTGGCGCTGCCGGTGGGGCAGTCGGTGGCACTCGGCCAGCGCGAATGTCGCGCACGGCCTGCGGGATGCGGGTGATCACCTGACCAGCGCCGCCAAGCGCTCCGGCCAGCGCCACCTCGCCAGTGTTGAATCTGCCGCCAGTGCCTGCTTGGGTTGCCTCGATCACCGCCTGGGTGCCAGCGCCAGCAGCAATTGCGCCGGGGATGGTGACAGCACGGCCGGCAGGCGTGAAGGCAGCCACAGCGCCAGCAGCGCGTGGAATGTCGCTGACTTGGAAGCCAGGCTTGATCGAGTAGAACTGTCCATCGATAGACGACTGCATCACGTAGTTGCCCTTCTCGTCCTGGGTGACTTGCACTCCGGGATAGTTGGACTTGATGATCTGGATCGTCTCTTCAGGGCTGCTGATCATCGTGCCCAGGGCAGACTTGAAGCTGGCCATGCTGAAGGTGTTCAGCTCGGGCATGGCCGCATAGTCCGGCAGTGCTTGGGTGGTTGGCGTGGCGCGCTCGGTGCCAGTGATAGCCTCACGGATGCCGCCCACAATGCCCATCGGCTCGGTCTTTTGAATCGCAAAGCCGGTGGGCACCTTGGCCATGCCGTTGGAGACGTCGCGCTCCAGCTCCATCATTTCGTCGCGTGTCATGCGTCCGGTGCTATAGGCCTCCAGCACAGCCGCAGGCAGCTCTGGCGTGGTTGTCTTGGCACCTTGGGGCTGCTCGCCACGCAAGGCCGCGCCGCGGGGCAGCATAAGGGTTCCGCCGCGAACGTCGGCCTCAAACTCTGCCGACTCTTGGGGCGTCATTTGTCCGGAACTGTAGGCTTGGAAGACCCTCGCAATCGCATCCGGCGGTACAGCAGCCATGCTGCTGGCACCCAGAGCACGCTGAAACGTGCTGGTCGTGCCGCCCTCCGCAATGGTTGGCGCCTGCACAGGGGCACGCTGTGGGCTGAGGTCGCGCACGCCTTGCGAGACGCGGTCGATGTATGCCCTGGTGCGTGGTCCCCAGTTGGCCGGGTTGGTGCCGCCGTGGTACTCGGCAGCCGCCAGCTTGATGTCGCCCTTATTGCGGTCCAGCGACTCCTTGAGCAGCAGGCCAGCGGCCTCGGCCGAGTTCTCTGGGCTGAGATAGGCGTCCACGCCGTACTTCTTGAGCACCGCCTGGCGGGTGGCTGGGATGATCTGAAACGGGGTTTTTGCGCCTGCCTCAGACACCTGGTCGGCATTGCTGCGCTCGCCTTGTGTGAGCACCGAGACCAGCAAGCCCTGCGGAAGTCCGAGCTTTTGCTCGGTGCCAGCGGCCAGGTCGGACCAAAACGGGTCTTTGTAGCTGGTGGGGGTTTTTTGCGTTGCCATCTTATGGTACGCCTGTAAACGGAGTGGGCACAGTGACACCGCCTCCAAACTCCGGTGGGTTTGCTGGCGTCATGGGCAGTGGCGATAAATTCTGACCAGGCACAGCGCCTGTCTCAGGGTTGGCAAAGCGCATGTAGCCGCGGCCAGACACCGCACGGCCAGCTTGAGCTGCGGCCAAGTCTTGCGCACGTTGGTCTAAGAACTGGCGTGCAAAGTCCATGTAGGTTGTGCCTTTGGGAACTTGGATGCCGCCGATGTCGATGTCTTTGTTGGCACGGCCAAGGGTGCCGTTTGAGTTCACCCACTCAGATTTGGCACCTTCGGCCACCGCCTCGTACTGCGACATCTTGGCCATGCCGCGCAGGAATGATGCAAGCACGGCTGCATCAGCCGTCTCTGGGGGCAAACCCTTAAGCGCCAGCTCGATGTCCTTGTCTGTGGCTACGCCTGGTGGCAGCGACTTGATGGCCTGCGTGTTGCGCAGCCGGGTGTACTCGTTTCGCAATTGAGTAAAGCCGTCCTGGTTGCCGGTGAGGGTTTTCACCTTCTCAGAGAACGATGTCCCTGCGCCCCTACCGCCGCCAGCCGACTCCATGCGGCTGGCCAGATCGAGCATGCGGCCTGCAGCCTGCTCAGAGCCGACGGCAGCTATTGCTGCATCGTTAACGATCTTGGCTGCTGGGGCATCAAGCGTTGTGCCTTTTTGGTTCAGCTCAAAGAGTTTCAGTTCAACGTCAGATTGCAACTTGTCTCGGTCCAGCTTCAGGCGATCTTTGTCGAGCACCAGCCTGTTGGAGCGCTCCACGATCTGGTTGTCCAGGTTGCGGATGTTGGCAGCCGTGTTCGTGTTCTCCAGTGCCAGGCGGGTTGGCGTATTGGCCGTGATCAGATCTTCCTTGGTTGCACCAGCCTCGGCTGTGCGAATCTCCCCTGGTGCCTTCAGTGCCTTGATTGAGGACTCCAGCACCTTGTCACCACCAGGCAGTCCAGCTATATTGATGCCAGCAATTTTCAGTGCTGAAGTTGGATCATTTTCTGCAAGTTGCGCTGCAACCTCGTAGGCTTTGGCTTCGCTCTCTCGGCCTGAGTTGCGTTCAGCCGTGGCACGGTCCTTCAAAAGCTGGATGCCGATCTGGGGTTGGTTGGCGCTGAATGCCGAGATGACTTGGCCACCAAAGCGTAACTGGTTTTGCTGCTGATCTTTGGAGAGCGTCTCAAAGTTGGCGCGCATGCTGGCTGCTTCTTTTTCAGGCAGTAGCATGGCCACGTTGGTGAAGTCTCGCGCAGTCGGGTTGGGGTTTTGAATCAGCGCATTGACCTGCGTTTGCAAGTTCTGCTTGCGCATTAGCTCCTGCTCCTGCATTTGACGCTGAGCACTGATGTCGGCAATCGATGCGCCGATCTTGAAGCCGCCCAGAGCAGCCTCAAAAGGACTCTGGACGTTGAGTGAGTAGTTGATTGGTTGGACCATTTGTGGCTCCTTATACCTTGCTGTAGTCCACGGTGAGGTAGCCACCGGACTGGCCCACAGCGTCAGGATAGACGCCTAGCACCTCTTGCGCCATCAGACCGATCTGA